AAGATCAAGTCCTCTACCTTTTGTTAAAGCTGTACATGCCATTTTATTTTATGTTTTAAAGGTTAAAGGAGCAGAGGTTTTTACACCCCTGCCTCTATAAATTAAGTTAATTACGACTGTCTTACAATGTCAGCACCAACACCTTGCTTAACACCTGCGTTGTATCTAGCAACTAATCTCATGTTGTCAGAACCATCTAACTGACTCATGTCTAAAAGTTGTATTCTAGTGTGATCAGATACTAAGTCAGTACCAAAGAATAAATTTGACTTTTCTGCTGCTACTAATTGATTGTCAACCATTCCTGGACATACTGCGATTTTGTAGCCTTCAAATACTGGCTCATAGTCACCATTCATGTTGTAAGCGTTTACATATCCTAAAGTAGATACTGCTGATACATAGAAAGCGTAAGTCTTAGCATTCATGTAGATATATAAGTCCTCTTTTCTTAAGATTGGAGATACGTTAGCTGCCATGTCAGCAGTTAAAGTTTGTAAGTTAGCAATGATGTTTCCTGCTGCATAAGCACCAGAAGCTGATGATTGAATAACAGTTGCATCTTGTCCAGGTAATAAATATCCTGCTGCTGATACAAACCCTTCAAATTCTCCAGTAGTAGCTTCAGTTCCACCCCATATAGAAGTTTCAGTTGCGTTAGCTATGATTTCTCCCATGTAAGATATTACATAGTCATCAAAAGATGCTGGTGGTGGTGCGCCTGCTCCTGCTCTCATTTGTAGAGCCTCCCAAGAATCTAGTAAAGTTTTTTTACAAAGATCAATGTTGATTTGTAAATTTTTAGGTGTAAGAACTGCTTCAGTTAGAGCTAAAGTTCCTGCATCTGTAAAGTCACATGAAGCATCTTTTACTAATCCACTTCCTGCCATTTTTTGAATATTAGATTTGAATTTAACATTCTCAATGATAGTTAAAAAATCTAATGATGTTGCCTCTTTCAGAGCTGCTGAAATATAAAAGCCAGCTGCTTTACCTGAAAAGTTACTTGTTGTTGTAAATGCCATTTTTTTTGTTTTTAAGTTTATTATTTATTTAAGTTATATAAAAATTTCTCTTGCTTAGAAAGTCTGTTGTACTCTTTTCTTGACAATACTGGTCTTTCTGAGCTAAATTTATTTGTGTTTACTGGTGCTTCAGCAGGAGATTCTGCTAATTCAATTTTTAACGCTTCATTCTCAGCTTTTAATTTTTCAATTTCATCCTCTGCTGAAAATTCAACTACCTCAGTAGTCTTTATAGTTTTAGGCTTGTCAGAAACTTCTTCTATATTTTCTTTAGTTGTTTCTTCTTTCATTTCTACATCTTCTGAATCACCTTCTCCTATTCTTGCTTTAAGGTCTGCTACTGCATCCATTAAGTTATCTACTTTGTCTTTCATTTCTTCATAAGACTTAGCCCAGTCTGCTTTTTCCGCATCAGTTTCAGGAAATGCAAAATCAACAGATTCTGATAACTCTTCTGAATATTTATCTTTATCTTCATCTTTTCTTGCATCAACTTCTTCATCTTCAGTTACTTCTTCTTCTGTTTCTGATTCAATAACTTCAGCAACAACACCTTCTACTTCTACTCTGAAAGATACGCCAGTGTCAGTTTTATAAGTGCCTACTGGTAATAAGATTGTAGTGCCATCTTCAGTTAATACAGATATGTCTACACCAGCCTCTAATTCATCAGCCGTAGATACGAAAATCGTTCCATCTTCGCTTTTTGCTTGGTAAGCTAAAACAACCTCTTCTTCAGATTTATTTAAGCCAAGTGCTACTAGTATTTTTTCTTTTAAGTCCATAATTTCTTTTTTAGTGTTCATTATATAATAGATTAATTTTAATTTTATTTGATTTTTGAAATTATCTCATTCAAAGCTGTTAGTATTTCGTGTGTTGTTGGCTCACGTTCTGACATCTTTTCCATTTTATCTGCAAAGTACCCTTCAATAGATAATCCTTTTAATTCTCCATCTTTTACTTTTTGCCACAATTCATTATTGTTTATTTTCATAGAAACCATCCACGTACCTTTTGGTAGATTATAGCCATAAAGCCTTGACTTATCCATTTTAGTATCTTCTATAATCCAACTTTCAGTAGTCAACACTCCAGACACTCTATCTTGATGCTCATAAGTTGCTTTGTGATGATTATTATGTTTTAAATAAAGCTCACTAGCTTTTCTTACAGTGTCAGGACTGAAATACACATAGTATTCAGAATCAGTATTTGGATCGTATCTAAATATCTGTTTGTTAGGTATAAGTGCAGGGCTAACTAACATTCTCTTTTCATCATCTACTTTAGCAAAAGTTAAGTTGTTTTTTTCTTTTCCAAAATAAACAAAGTCCTGCTCTATGGCAGGTGCTGACACTAAGCTAATAGCATCAATAGCTAACTCTTCAGAATTATTATCAATTACTAGCTCACGTATTGATGTGATGTTTTCGTAGTAGTCTTTGTTAGCATCTTCACACTCAGCGATAGTGTCATACTCGCACTCTCCTGTGTTTCCCCATTTATATTTTCCGTTTTCGCATTCTTTACAAGGCATATTATTATATAGATTTAATTGTTATTTATTTGATTTTATATTGTTGCTCTTCTTCTTATGTTAGCTAATTGATTTTGACTGTTAGACATTTCATCAGTTAACACATAAGCTCTAAGTGGTTCTGGTGTTACTCCACCCCCTAATTCAAAAGCGCCACCTACCATTTGAGGTGCTACTGCGTTACCACCTGTGCCAGGCGTTACACTGCTTACACTTGGTGCAGATCCTAATATTTGTGATGCCTGACTAACAGCACCTAAAACAGCAGCAATTTGTGATGCATAAAAAATAGGAAAAGCTAATCCAGCAGCAGGGCCTTTTGCAAGAGAAGCTTTTTGTGCAATATCTAATGCCTGCATATATCCCACAGCAGTAGTTGTTGCAATCTCAGCTAGTGCAAATGCTTTTGAAGCAGCACTACCTTCTTTGAATAGTTTGCTTAACTGGCCAAATGATGCGGCGATTGCGTTGTTTAAAGTAACTCTAGCTGCTAAGTGTGCATCTATTCTTGCTTGGAAAGCATCAGCTTGTTCTATTTGCTTTTGTTCAAATTCATCTCGTTTTGCTTGTGTATCTGCCTCTATTTGATTAACCTTATTGTTAAGCTCTATTTGTTTTGTTAAACTTTCTTGCTTAATATTTGCTAATGCTATTTCTTTTTCTGCAAGAGCATCTAAGTCCTCTTCTTTAACAGCTTCGCCTTTTAACTTGTTTAATTCTTTTTGGATGTCTACATCTTCTTGGGCATTTTTAATTCTTTTAGCAAGTAAGTCCGTTTCAAGTTTAGATGCTTTTCGTGCTGCCTCTAATCTTTCTTCCTCAGATTTAGTAGTATCTTCTGCTATTAATTTGTTCTCTTCTATTTCAGCTCTAGTGTTAGCAGTTTCTACTCTTAACTTTCTTTCTGCATCTTGCAACTCATTAGTTCTTTTTGTCAATTCAGCTGTTGCAGTAACATCCTCTTTTATTTCTTTTCCTACGCCTCTAAAAGCATCTCTAATATCCCTAATAGTAGTTAATATATTTTGATTGAACACATTAGTAAGTGTCTTTCCTACTTTAGCAAATCGTTCTATTAACACATTAGTTGTTGCACCAATGCTTGACATAATTACCCTTAACTTTTCAGCACCTTTTTCTGTTTGTGTAAAATATGCTACTAATGATCCTATGGCTACAATAAAAGCACCAACTCCTGTGCTAATTATCCCTGCCTTAATAGAACCAAACATTACTTTTGCTTGTCTAGCTACTGAAATAAACCCTGACTTAACTGAGTTTAAAGATACACCCATAAGTGATAAATTTCCTGCTGCATCAGCTGCATCATCTGAAACTTGCCCTATATTTGATTTAACTTCTGCCTCTATTACTACTTTATCTGCCATAATTTTTATACTTTTAATTCATAAAGGTTTAGAGTTGCACTCCAACTTATATTCATGCTAGCTGCACCTGATACTTGTAGTACCATGTCGCTACCACTAAACTGCATTGCTGCACCCCAACCACTTGTTGTTCCAAATTTACCTATGTCATACGTTGACTGATCTACTGTTGTTGTATATACTAAACCGTAAACTTTAACTGCTATTCTATCATTAACAGCACCACTTGCTGCTGCACCACCTGTTCTTACACCCATAACTACTGCTTCAAATGATAAAAATATACCACTTGTTCTTGTTATTGCTGTTGTATTTGAATCTCCATTAACAAAAAGACTTGTAGCACTTGCATCTGTTGTTGTTCCTGTTAATGCTATTGTTGAACTTTGAGCATTACCTGTTCCTGCGCCACTAAAACCACCACCACCCAAGACTATTTCTCCCTGCCTTTGTGCAAGTCCAAAATTGCCAAATACAGATGCATTATTTATACCATTAGCAATTTGATTATTACTACCAACTACTACGTTATTTCTTGACAATCCTTTTATAGTGTTATTCTCCCCCATAACATAGGAATTGTTTGTGCCTGTTTCAGTTACATTATTTGATCCCTGAACATTGTTGTTAGTATTTGTAATGCTGTCGCCTAATTTATCAACTGGTGCAAATGCTGTGCAAGTTCCTGTTTCTTTGTTATATGTATATCCATAGGCCTCACACTGTTGCTGATTAGCGTTTAGTACATTAGTTCCATCTGTAAAAAAAACTTCTCCAGAAGGGTATGTTACATGAGGTTTTACTATATAACCTGGTAGATATGGTATTGTTGCTTTCATTATGGTATTAATATAAATTCAACTGTTGCTAAGTCATTTGGTTTATACTCTATTTTATTTACTCTAAATTCTCTATTTTTAATAAACACAGTGTCATATAGATTGAATGTAGAAATATCTCCTGCTGTTAAATTAACCTTCAATGTCATTGTTCTTGTATTAGCATTATACAGTTCTGCAAAATAAGGCATCCAATACAAGTTAAATAAGTTAGTGTTAACTGGACTGCCTATTGGTTGTATTAATTGACATTCTCCGAAATGAAAATCTATTGTTCCCTGTGCAGTTGGTATTGTTGATAGATGACTAAATTGCAAAAAGTCAGATTGATTCTCACTTGTAACGCCATTTTGAGCTGGTATATAGTAAGTAGTTCCTGAGTTTTTTACGCCATTGTCATACATTATTCTAGGGCTATTCTCAAAGCCACTAGAAGTACCATCATCTGCATTATAAGAATAAACCATTGGCACTATAAAATTAGGAAATTGTGTATCTAAAGGTCTTGGTACTGTTGCTGCAAAAGGCTCAGGTATTATCTCTTCAAGACCTTCTAAAATAGTAAACCCTGAAGCATCAAATACTTTGCTGCCGTATAAATGTCCACCTACTGAATTTTTGTACGTTGTAAAAGCATAATCATCATCATCTTCTACAAATTTAAAAATAGTTTTTTTGTTTAAATTAGTAAGAGGTGTTAGTTGCATTTCTGATACATCTATTTTGTCAGTCCAATCATGTGCTATACTTCTGTCAGATA